ATCTCAAAAAGGCCGGAATAAACCCAATACTAGCTGGCTCAAAAGAGGCCAGCTCTCCATCTGGAGCAACATCCGCAGGCGCTATGTCACCTGTCGGAAACAAAGCATTAGCAGCCATACAAATGGCTAGCTCAGCACAATCACTGAAAAATCTTGAATCTCAAGAAAATGTGCTGAAAACACAAGCACAACTTAATAGCACTAATACATCAGTAGCGGCTATGAATAATGCTTTACTACAACAAAAATTTCCAGAGGCAGCCGCCAGAGGAGCCTTCTGGTCAAATCCTATTAACCAAAAGAAATTTACAATTGACCAATGGTTATCATCAGCACGTCAATTCATACCTTTCACTTCAGGAAATTATTAACTATGACAACAAAAAAATTAAAATTTCGCACGGCCTATAACACAGGCAACGAAAACTATTCAGAACTGCATAACGATGACGGTCTTACCGAACAACATCATGCAGAAACATGCGATATAAATAAAATACTCGCACAATTCATGGAAACAGGAATACTACCAACCTCTACTAAAGTTCCACAATACGGAGACGTCTCCGAACATGACTTTCAAGAAGTACAAAATCAATTAGCCCAGGCTAAAACGTTATTCGAAGAATTGCCAGACCATGTCAAGGCACAATTCGATAACAAACCTTTCAAATTCTTACACTTCGCAGAAGATCCAAAAAATATGGATCAATTAGTAGAAATGGGCTTAGCTAACGCCCCAAAAAGGTCTTTAGACCCAGCTCTACAAGAACAAGATGGAAAAATTTCCGAGGAAATTATTCCGTCCGGCAAGCCCGATTCGGGCGCGGCAGAAACAGTTGCTACTTGATACAACTGTAACGAGTGACAGCGGAACGAGTAAACAACCAGAAAAACTACGAGGAGTATTAACAATGAGAAGACCAAAAAAAATGAATTATTCAAAATCTAAAAAGCTATTTTCAAGAACAGCTGCAAAAACAAACCGCAAAAACTCTATGCGCGGAACTAAACCATTAAGAGGCGGAGTCCGCCTATAACAAACGAGGAAACATACTATGCCATGCTTTCATCCATTAACCGCCTACTATAAAATAGGGGGCGGAATCACGTGGACTTATCGAGAGTCCAACGGAATAAAAACAACAGTATCATGCAAACAGTGTACTGGTTGCAGACAAGAATACGCACGCCAATGGGCGATGCGTAACATACACGAGGCATCTCTATGGCTCAATAATATATTCATAACTCTCACATATAATGACCAAAACCTCCCCGAACACAATCAATTGGTTAAAAAACACTTTACAGACTTTATGAAGCGTTTACGCTTCGAAAAAGGCTCAACACAAAAGAATCCTATTAGGTTCTTTCACTGTGGGGAATACGGCGAAAAATTCGGCCGACCCCACTACCACGCAATATTATTCAATACAAACTTTAACGATAGAAAACCGATACCTGGACAAAAAAACTTAACAACCTCAGAGCAATTAAAAAGGCTCTGGGGCAAAGGTCATGTCTCAATAGGAGACGTAACCTTTCAATCAGCCAGCTATGTAGCTGGCTATGTTCAAAAAAAAATAAACGGTAAACAAAAAGAAGATCACTATCGCAGAATAGACAAAGACACAGGTGAAACTTGGGTACTACCACAAGAATATGCGACCATGAGCCGGCGCCCGGGCATAGCCGGGCTCTGGTTCGCCAAACACAAAAAGGATGTATACCCATCCGACAACATACACATAAACGGCAAAGAAATGCGCCCCCCAAAATACTATGACAATTTATTTCAAGAACAAGATCCAACTGCGATGCAGCAGATTAAAGAAAACCGTACCAAAGCTATGCAAAAAACTGCACACTTACGTACCCCAGAAGCGCTAGCACAAGCAAAGCGCAATCACCAAGCTCGAATGAGCTTACACAAAAGAGGAAAACTATGAAACTATGTCAATACACAATCTTCGACAACGTACACGAAGCATATCACCATCCATATTCAATGGAAAACGACGCAATGGCATTACGCCAATTTGCCAATATGGCAAATGACAAAACACAAATAGCCAAGAATCCGGAGGATTATTCCCTCTGGGTATTAGGCTCATTTGAAACAACAACCGGCGTATTTAAAACGCACGATCCAAAAAAACTTGCCGGCGCACATGAACATGTGATACAATCTAAAAAATCTTAACAATAAACGGAGTTTATATGAAGAATCCACATAAAGGAAACACGCGTATAGGCTCCGCCTCAGCGCACCAATTCACAGAAGTACCACACGCAGACATTCAACGATCTACATTCGATAGATCACACGGACTTAAAACAACATTCGACGCCGGGGAACTTATCCCCGTATACGTCGACGAAGCATTACCGGGAGATACATTCAGCTGTAATATGACAGCATTCTCCCGATTAGCAACACCAATACACCCAACTATGGATAACGCATTCATGGATTCCCATTTCTTCAGCGTACCCATCAGACTTGTATGGGATGACTTTGAAGAATTTATGGGAGAAACAAAAACATACACAGCTTCTGGCACAGCACGCTTAGATGAAACACCCGATTTTACAGCAGCAACACCTATACCGCCTACAATAACTTCTCCTGCCGGTGGTGAACTAGAAGGCACACTATCCGATTATTTTGGAATACCTACTAAAAATGCTGGAATTGAATTCTCTGCATTATGGCACCGAGCATATAACCTCATCTGGAACGACTGGTTCCGAGATGAAAACTTACAAAAATTTGCAGTAGTCTCTACTGCAAGTGGCAACGACACAACTACAAACCAATTAGTACTACATAGAGGCAAACGCCACGATTACTTCACATCAGCATTACCTTGGCCACAAAAAGGCGCAGACGTAACATTACCATTAGGAACATCAGCACCAGTTTTAGGTATAGGCGCTGACACTGTTTCATATACTCGCCCAGGCGAAACAGCTTTTGAAACGGATGGCTCAGGATCTGTAACATATGCAAATTCAAAAGCTTTTTATGATGCTTCAAGTGTTAATAATGCTATATGGTTAGAAGAAGACCCTACAAATTTAGGTTATCCTAATATACGAGCAGACTTAACAAATGCTACAGCGGCAACAATAAATCAATTACGACTTGCATTCGCAACTCAAAAGTTTTTAGAAAAGCAAGCGCGTTCTGGCTCACGATACATCGAAGTAATAAAAGGACACTTTAACGTAACATCACCAGACGCAAGACTCCAACGCCCAGAATTTGTGGGCGGCGGAAGCTCACCAGTAAACATTTCACCAGTCGCCCAAACGTCATCTACTGACACAACAACTCCACAGGGTAACCTATCAGCTATAGGTACTACTGTATTAAGCGGACACTCATTCACAAAATCATTTACAGAACACTCAATCCTAATGGGATTAGTATCAGTCCGCACAGATTTAACTTATCAGCAAGGCTTGAACAGAATGTTCAGTCGTAATACAATTTACGATTACTACTGGCCAACACTTTCAACAATAGGCGAACAAGCCGTACTAAATAAAGAAATATATGCCGATGGCTCAGCCAATGACGACGGAGTATTCGGCTATCAGGAAAGATACGCAGAGTATCGTTATAAACCAAGCTCCGTAACCGGACGCTTTCGCTCAAACGCAACAACATCACTAGAATCTTGGCACTATGCCCAAGAATACAGTGCTCTGCCTGTTCTAGGTCAATCATGGATACAACAAGGCAAAGCCAATGTACAACGTACACTAGCCGTAGCAGCAGAACCACAATTTATATTTGACTCACTGTTCAAATTACGCTGCACACGACCAATGCCTGTAAACTCCGTACCTGGAGGCACACACTTCTAATGAACTGGCTAGGCTCAGCAATAGGCGGAATATTTGGCTATAAAGGCCAAAAAGACACAAATGTCGCTTCCGCCCAACAAGCAGCAAAACAAATGGACTTTCAAAAAGTCCAAAATCAGAAACAAATGGACTACCAAGAACGTATGTCCAATACGGCCGTACAACGCCGAATGGCAGATCTCAAAAAGGCCGGAATAAACCCAATACTAGCTGGCTCAAAAGAGGCCAGCTCTCCATCTGGATCGTGACTGGGAAAC